CTGTTCCTCCTTTTCGAACCTCTCCTTCACGCGGACGTATTTTTCCTCGAGCTTGGACTGCGTCTCGATGGGGAGGATCGCGTATTTCCCGGCAATCAGGTCGCGGGCGAACTTGTCGGGGTCGTGATCGATGTCCCTGACTGCCCGGCCGGTGAGGAAGTCGCTGGTGAAATTGAGCCGCTCCTTCTCTGCGGCGTCGGTCGCCAGCCAGCCTCCCTGCTCCTGGGCGCGGATCACCCCGAGGTGGATCCCTGCGATCGCCGCTTCGTCCTCCGCGTTGTCGACCTGGCCCAGGGCGGAGAGCGCCGTATTCTTCGACCGGAGCCGGAACGCCTCGAACGAGTTCCCCGCCATCTTTCGGGACGTCGCGGCGGCCCGCATTGTGCCGTCGGACTCGAGGTTTCCCACGTGAATCGTGGCGCCCTTCATAAGAGCGGGATCATTGATGGTCCCGAGGGCGTCCTCCTTGATCTTCCGGAATCCCTCGCTCCACCGCTTGTCGTAGGTCTGCCAGTCGGATTCCTTCTGCAGCCCGATCTCGAGATCCTTCGTCTGCGACCGGACGGACAGGTCAATCGCCGAGAGAGCCTGCGCGCGCTCTATATCCGATGCCTGTTCGCGGAACGCAATGTCCGCGTCGGCCATCGCCCCGGCGAGTTTGCCGAGGCCGGCGGCGATCGGGGCGCCGGTTGCGGTCGGAGGAGCTTCCCCCTCGGGCTTCTGAAACTGCGTGGCGATGTAAGCCGGGATTTCCATGGGTCAGGCCCTGAACGTCGCGCGGTCTTTTTTCGACTTGTAGCTGTACAGGTCGGCCGCTCCGCCGAGGAGGGATCCGGTCGCCGCCTGTTTCCCCGCAGCCTCCGCATCGGCCGCTCCGCTCATGCGAGCCTCGAAATTCGCTTTCGACACCTTGTGGGCCATGATGATTTCCAGTTCCGTCTCCCGGGCGGTCTGGAGGTATGCCTGCATCGCAGATCCCTGCGTGATATCGACCCCGGCCGCGCCGGCGTTCGCCCGGACCTTCGAGAGAGCCGCGTTCTGCTGAAACTTCATGCCGCGCTCCCGAAGAAGATCCGTGGTGAGGCCGGAGACGGCGGTCTTTCGATTGGCCGCGGCCTTCTTCTTCCCGGCGGCAGCATTGCTGAAGGCGGAGAAGAGGGTCGACATGATCATGAGGTACGGGGCGAAGGCGCTTACAGCGGCCATGGCTCCGCCACCACCTGCAGCGCCTGCTCCTGCGGAAGATGCGATGATCGTCATATCTCAGTCCCCCACGTCGAGTGTTCCGGCCACGGCCAGAAGGGTGAACGGCAGCGGCAGCGTTTGCTTGATAGTCAGGATTCCCGCCCGGGTCGTTCCAAGGAGCGGCGTCATTGCATCCCCGGTGAACAGCGCCGTCGCCGTATCGAGGGGGTCGGACCCGGCACGAGCAGGGAGGCTCTTTCCGTTGACCGTGACTCCCGACAGGCCCGTCTCGAAAAGACGAAGGATCACCTCCGCCCACTGCTTCTGCGCGTTGATATTGTTTCTGCCCTTGTCGTCAATGTAATCCGGAGGCTCCGGCTCGATGGTGGTCTCGTAGTGAAGACCCACGACGACGTCCGAGGCGGCCCTTGCCAGCGTGATCTGCCCGCCAGCCACAACGTGTCCGGTGACCACGAATCCATCGGCGACGACGTCGACGGCCTTCCCATCGAGGTGGGTCAGGCCGGTGATCACCGTGGCGGCGGCGCCCTGGTAATGGACGAACGAATCCGCCACGACGACGTCCGGATCAAGATATTCAATGAACCGCTTCGTCGCCCCGCCGATCGTCCGGTTCACTACCACCCACAGTTGGTCCCGGTTGTTTATCGGATCCGGGATCACAGCGACGGACTCGAACAGGCCGTCCGTTACGTGCCGGTGCCAGCCGTAAACCTCCTCTTCCCGGTTGTAGGTGAGGCCCAGGAGGACGCCGTCCGCGCGGACGCACCACAGGATCGAGTCCGGCTCCTGCTGGTACGCCATGTCCACGATCCCGCCGCCCTTCGTGATGTGCTCCGCGAACCGGGTCAGATCCGGAGCGACGAAGGTGTCCTTCTGGAAATCGTAGGTGATCTCCCGGATCTTCCGTTTGTGCGCCTGGATGAACAGGACGAAGGGGCCGATTTTCACGGGCATGGTGGTCGAGGACCCGTGATTCGTCTCGGGAAGGGGGCGTGGATTCGTGGGGGTGAGTGCGGAGTCCCCATCGCCACGGATGGTGAATTCGGCCGCCGCCGTTCCGCCCACGAGGATCTTGGAAGGAACGAGCCACCGGACCGCGTTGACCCCGAGTCCGGTCAGGGCGTGTTCAAGTGAATCTCCCGCGTTCAAGCCGGCCGCGAAGTTCTCATAATCCCCCGAGTCGGATCCCCATATCGAATTCGGCTGCCGAGCAGTCCCACCAAAGACCAGGCGCTGCTCATAAAAGCAGAGTGCGGACGGGTATCCGTGCGTCGCGCTCCACGACGGGACCTCGGCCGACCAGGATCCTCCGGCGACGGCCGCCACTCCAGTGAGCACCTTCACGATTTGCCCGGAGACAACCGTAGCTGAAGTGTAGGTCGTGAGCTTCACGATCCCGCCGCTCACCTTGACGTGCTTCCCGAGGGTGACGTCCACCGATCGCCAGCCCGCCGCGCCGAGAGTCAGCGTGGCGATCGCGCCAACAGGTGAAGCGACGGACGGAGTAAGGGTTGCCACCGGGGATCCGTCGATCTTCCAGGAGCCAGCCGGGATCGCGTAATGCTTGCTCCAGGTAACCGCCGCCTGGTCCACGGAGAAAGCCGCCACGAGGACGACCGTGTCGGTGTCGGTAACCGATCCGACCTGCCGCATCTCCCCCGCCTGCGGCCCGGACGTCAGGCGCAGCCAGATCCCGGCGGTCGCCTGGGCGGCCGAGATTCCGTGCGCCGCAGAGAAGTTGATTATTTTCTTGTCGGCGCCGGCGTCCGTCGTGAGGGTTGCGGTCGGCGTCGTATCGACCAGCGCCGCGGGGAAATCGTCGATGATCTCGGCGGTCATTTCAGATGTCCCGACGTAGGTCGTGAAGGAGGCGATCCCGTCGAGGTATTTCAGGAGCCGGTCCTTGTCGGCCGCGAGGAAGGAGGCGGCGCTGCAGACGACCTTGACGCCGGCGCCGGTGACGGCGGAAAGAGCAACCACCGCCGTGCCGCCCGAGTAGTCGGTGTCGTCCTCGAAGGTCGGGGGAGGGTTGAACTTGATTGTCTTAAAACCCCAGGAGGTGCCGTCCGCCAGCAGCCGGGAGAGCTTCCGCTGTGCGTACACGGCGTGGGCGAGGTAGAGGACGTCGGCGCTCTGTGCGCGTTGAACATCGAACAGATCCGCCTCGAGGTACGGCGTGACGACCTCCACCGGAGATCCCCCAGATTCGATCCTGGCATTCGCCGTGTAGAACCGGAAATACAGATCCCCCATTTCGAGGATATAGGCGGCACTGGTCCCCACCTCGAACGGAAGAACGCGCGTCACCTTCGCGGAGGTTTTCACCTCCTTGACGAAGCGGAACGCACCGCGTCGGAATGCCGGTCCTTGAACGGTGCAAATTGCGTTTTCGAGGATCCGGCAGCCATCGTGGAACTTCGCGCCGTCGCCGTTTTTCCCCAGGTCGAGACGGCCGCCCAGGCGGGGAGAAAGCTCGCCGGCATTGAACGACTTGATGAAGGGGGTGAGGGTTCCCATGTCACCGCACGTCGAGCAGGGCCGTGCAACTGGCCGTCACGGGTCGGGCCTCGATCGCCGAGAATACCTTCGCCTCGGCCAGCTTGTCCTTGGCGATCAGCACCAGCTGCGGAACCCTGACGTGGGTCTTCAGACCCGGAGCGATATCCGCCGCAAGTTGCGCGGCGATCGCCGTTACCATGTGGGCGTCGAACCGCACGACCTGGTCGGTGGCCTTGTCGTAAGCGACGTACAGGATGAACGCCTCGGTCTCGTCGGTCAGCAGCAGGCGGCCTTCCACGGCCCACGCTGCGTCGATGGACATTTCGACGACCCGTATGCAGTCGATGGGCAGCGCATAGGCGTACGAGAACCCGAATGACGGCGCCGCGGCCTCGCGCGCCAGCGACACCGAGCGGGAGAGCAGGCACCGCCAGTTCGCCGAGCGAAGGATCGCGTCCCGGGTCGCTTCCCACGTTTTCCGCAGGACGATCCCGGCCTGTGACAGGTCGTTCGCCAGCGACGAGATCGGATCCAGCCCGAGCGCCTTCAGTGCCAGGTTGCAGATTTCAGTGTTGGTGATGGCCATGGGGTTTCTCCTATTCCAGCCCGTCGATGGATTTCACGGACCCGATCGCTAGCCCGTCGACCGTCTTGACCGACGCCTTCGTGACGCCCAGGACCGTCTTGATCGCAGTGCTCGGGGCCGCCGCCTGGTAGACGGCGAAGAGGCCGTAATCGGTGGTGTCGTCCGTGTACGAATCCCACGCGGCGGCGGCGGGCCACGTCGGGTACGTTGCGGTTGCGGCATAAACCGCCGTGCCGCCAACATAATCCCTATCCACATTGAGATTCGCGTCCCCGTGGAAAATCGATATCCAATAGGTCCCGCCGCCGGTCAGTTGCGGCTTCGTCCCGCTGTAGGTGTGGGATTTTTTCGTGACCGTCTCCGTGTCGTGAGACAGTTCCGCCGATTCCGAATTCGCCACCATCGTGTCCGGGTTGTTGTTCGCCGCGTCGTGGGCGAAGATCGCCAGCCGAAACACACCGGAGAGGGCAGCGTCGGCATTAATCCAAACCCCTATCTCGGTTGCTTCCTGCGCACCGGCTCCCGGGCAGACGAACTTCTGCGCCCGGATTTGATTCGCGGCGCCGCTTAATATGTAAAATCCATACCGGGACGTGGGCGAAGAAGCCTGAAACCCATTGTTTTCACTGACGGAGACCTGCGCGTTCCCGTCCTGAGTGATCGTCCAGTCCGGCGAGGTGATCCGGAGGCCGATCACATCGCCGTGGACCACGTCCGCGCCGACGATCTGGATGGAGAACAGGCTCTCCGTTCTGCCAAGGGCCGGGATGTCGTTGTTGTTTCCGCCCGCAAGGCCGTCTTCCGAACACCCGGCGTTGCTGGTATCGGTTCCGCCCGATCCGGTGAGTCGGTTCGTGGTCGTGGCCGCGTCCGCATAGGCCGCCGCGACCACCGCCTTGACCACGGAAGAAGTGGTCGTGACGCTCCCCCACGCTCCTCCGTTCAGGTTGCGCTCCAGCTGGATGTCGGTGTTGGCCGCCGCCGTGTTGCCCGTCTCCTGGGCGACGAAACGGATGAGGAACGTAAAATCCGGGCGTTGGGAGATGCTGAGGTCTTCCGTCGCGATAAAGGGGTGCGTGGCCTCGGTTCCCGAGTCCACGCCGAAGCGGAAGTGCGACTGATGGAGGTTGACGGCCCCGAAAACAAGGGACGGCACCAGGAGCAGCGCGACCAGAAAGGAAAGGATCCGCCTCATGTGTGCGTGATCCAGTCGGGCGACGGGAAGAAGTAGATCACGTCCGCCGTGACGGCGAATCCGATCACCCGGATCGCCGCGTCGGTCGTCGTTGGCTGCGTGGCCGTGATCTGCCCCGCCGTCTCGGAGAGGTACAGGACCGCTCCCGGCGTCCACGCCCAGGTGTCGTCCCGGACGAACGTTCCCGGAAGCGCGACCTTCATCGCCTGGCCGCTGGTCTTGCTCTCCAGGGAGATCGCCAGCATTCCGGCGTACGTCGCGGCGGCGTTCGCGTCGGTCTGCACCCATTGCGAGGAGGAGTTCAGGATCACCAGATCCATGATCGTGATCGTCCCGCCGGCGTTTAAGGCGTTCGTCGTGGGGCCGGTCGCCGTGTGGTCCGATCCGGGAGTCGCCGCGATGTTGGCCGGCGTGTAGGCTGACCGGGCGTTCGCCGGGGTGACGGCCCGCGCCGTGTCGGTCCCGGTGATCGTTTCCGCATCGGTCGCCAGTTCCACCTTACCGGCGGCGGCATCCGTCGCCGCCGTGATCCACCCGTCCACCTTGCCCCCGCCGTCCGCGATGACGATCTTCGAGGCGGTCGGCGTGGCGGTGGCGTTCGTAGGATCCTGGACGACCTTTGAACCCGCATCGAGCGAAGCCAGACCGGAGGCGGCCGCCTTCGAGGAGACGAACGTATCGAGCTGCGCGTGGGTGTTCGTCCCCTTGTTGGCGAGGTTGACGTGGTCCCCCGCGTGGACGTGGTCCCTGCGGGCGGCGTTGGCCGAGGTGCCGTCCGCCGTCGCCCCGATCCCGGCGGGATCCCCCTCCGCATCGTTGTACACATTCGCCGTGAGGAACGTGGAGGAGTGCGCCTCGTTCCCATGGGAGGAGGGCGTCCTGGCGTTCGTTAAGCGCGTATCCGTGCCGTAGACCACTTCCGTCGCCGAGGCATCGCCTGCGGCCGGGATGTCCTTCGCCGCGGCGGTGCCCAGGGAGGGCAGGCCGGACAGGCCGGAGTACGCGATCTGCGCCCCGTCGCCTCCGGCGTGGTCGTGGGAGTTCCCGTTGGTCACCCCCAGGGCCGCGATCGCGTAGGTGCCGGAGAGGTCCGGGATCCACCCGGTGGCGATCGTCCCACCCACACCAGCGATCGGGATCTTGTCCTGGGCGGCGGTGGCCTGGGCGTTGGCCGGGTTCTGTACCACCAGCGACCCTGCGGAAAGCGAGGCAAGCCCGGAGGCCGCACCCTTGGAGCCGATGAAGGTATCGATCGTGGCGTGGGTGTTCGTCCCGATGTCGGATAGCGCCGTGTGCGAACCAGCATGGGCGTGATCCCGCCGGGACGGGTAGATCGAGGTGCCGTCCGCCGCAGTTCCGATCGCCGCCGGATCGCCTTCCGCGTCCGAGTACCCGGGAAACGCCCCGCCGCCCGTCTCGTCCGTCGCGCAGGAGATGACCGTGCCGTTTCCGGTGAGCTTGTCGGTGCCGGTGCAGGTGGGAACCACCACCTCGGCCGAGAGTCCGGCCTCCGCCTGCATCGTGACGTACTTAGCCCCGGAGATGTCGGCGGGGATCGTCGGCTTGTTGAGGATCTGAGCGTCCCCGCTTCCGGCGTTCCAGTCGGCGTTGACGTTCACTTCCGCTCCGGAAGCGATTCCGTCGAGTTTCGCCTTGTCGGCGCCGGTCATGATCCCGGAGGCTCCGGAGGCGACCACGCAATCCAGGGCAGTCGTGACGACCGAGCCCGTGACCTGCTGACCCGAGAGGGAGAAGTCGATCGTCGGGGAATCCAGCACCGTCGCGGCGGCGTGCCCCGACGGGGAAGCCCACCGGAACAGCCCCGAAGAGTCCCAAAACGGGACCATCGTGGCGTCGGGAGTGCCGGTGGCCTTCAGCTTGATCGGGGTGAGCGTGTTGTCGGCGGGGGATCCGCTGGTCTCGTAGTAGTCGGGCTTCCCGGTGTGCGGGTTGAACTTCCACGCGGCGGACGCGGGGAGAGCGATCAGCAGGAGAAGAACGATGACGAGGCGCTTCATCAGAACACCACGTCGAAATAGTCGTAGGAGAGCGCGGCACGGGTGGCCCATGCGCCCGTCACGGCAGTCCCATAGTTCCCCTGCCCTCGGGCGTATCGGAACGTCTTCGCAACGGAATCCTCGCGGAGGATGTACCACTCCCCGTTCATGGCGAGGTTCCCGAAATACTTGGTGTCCCCGGCGTCGTCTACGTCGGAGATCCGGAACCTGTCGAGCAGGTCGGCCACGGGGCGCTCCTACAGCTTCGCCAGGCCGGCGATCGTCTCGCGGAGAGCGGCCAGGGCAGTCTCCTTCCCGGCGATCTGCTCCGCGAGGGTCTTCACCCGGTCGTCCGCCTTCTTCTCTGCGGCGGCCACCTTGTCGTCGAAGGACTGGATCCTCGCGGCCGCGGACCGCTGCTTGTCCTGCTCCCGAGCCAGAAGCCCCTCGGTCTTCCGCTTGGCCACCTCCACCTCCGCGGCGAATCCGGCGAGGGCCTCCCGGGACGCAGCTTCCGCCGCAAGGACCTTCACGTCCAGGCCGGCAAGGGTGTTCCTGGCCGCCATGATCTTCGACTCCACCTCGCCCTGGATTCGGTCCGCCTCGCCGAGGACCAGAAGCGCCTCCTCGGCGCCCTTGAAGATGGTCAACTCGGAATCAATTTCCTTCCGCCGAACTTCGAACACCGTCCGATTCTTCCTCAGCACCGTCGCCGCATCGAGGAAATCGCTCCGCCCCAGGTTCTCGCTCATTGCTTGCCTCCTGCTTTGTTTTTGTACCTCGCGAAAGCGACCAGCAAGAGGGCGCCCCCCAAAGTCAAAGGGGCGCCCCTAAGCTCGTGGCTTCCCTGGTCACCACATGAGCAGTTTGAAGGTTCGATCCGCCGCCTGCGCGGTGCCGCATTTGACCTTGAGGTGCGTGAATCCGCCGATCCCCCCCACCACGTTGAATGTCAGATCTCCGGTTCCGGCAGCCGGCCCGGTAAGGATCATGTTCGTTCCGTTGGGAGTCGATCGATATTCCGCATAGGTCGTCCCTCCGTCGCCGCTGACCAGAAGGAAGACCGTGGAACTCGTGATCGTCGGGACGTACACTTCGAGGTGTTGGGCGGCCTTCGGAATCGCCACGGCGGCGGAGGTCGTGTTGTCGGCCACCACGCCGCCGGTGACGAGGGCCGTCGCCACATACGGATTCCCGGCGAAGGCCGGGGCCGCCACGCCCGCCGTCATGAGCAGGAAAGCCAGGAAGAGAAGAGCGTATTTGCGCATCGCAAACCTCCTTGAAAGGGGGGGCCTCATCGGCCCCCGTCTGGTGTCAGATGACGTTCTTGTCGCCGGTGGAACCGCCGGAAGCCCCGGGATCCGGAGGATCTTTGATGACGTCGCCGGAAAGAGCGGTCTTTTCCTCCTTCAGAGGCAGAGGTTCGACCTTTGGGGCGAACTTGATGCCCGCCTTTTTGAACGCAGCCCGGGCTGCGTCGTCGACCGGCTCCATCCACTTTCCGGATGGCTTGCCTTCGAACTCGAACACGGTGCCGGGCTTGCGCTTGCCGTGGTACTCCCCGAATGCGGTGGCTCGGATTTTCATCGCCTACCCCCGCTCACGTGATGTTGAATCCGTCGGCGTACGCCTTCCAACCGCCGAGGAAGGAGAGCGGAGCGAGGAATGCGTCGACGGTAACGGTCGGAGTGTTCTCCCCGTTGAAATTCAGCCCGAAATACCGTTCGGTGATCTTGCCCGGGGGAACCGGGAGGATGTGCCGGGTCCCCAAGGCGAGGGATGCCCCGGTCGGCTGGATGAGCGACAGGACGGTCGGGGAACCAAGCGCTTCGTCGGAGTCCTCGATCGCCTGGAACTCGTACGTCTCCGTGCCGCCGGAAACCTTCGCGGCGACCTTGACCTCGATGCCGATGCCCATGGGTTCGCCTTCGGCGATATCCCGTCCGGCAACGCTCAAGTCGATCGTGTTCTCCGACACTGCGTCGGCGGAGAACGCCTGCGCGCTGCAAAGCTGCAAGAGAGCGTCCCTGAATCCCATAGCTGTCTCCTTTCGGAAGGTAGTGGTTCAGTTCAGTGCGCCATCTTGAATCAGATGATCCGCGCCTCGGCCTCGGTCAGCGCGTCGCAGGTCTTCAGGGGGATCCCGAAGAAGTCGAGTCCGCCGCGGACCGGGTTGCCGAACTGGGTGGCGGCGGCCGGGATGGAGAGGGCGTTCTGGCTCTTGTCCATCGCCTGCACACCAAGGAAGGACTTGATCGTCCGGTTCGCATAGAACGATGCCCTGCCCATCGCGTACGACGGGATCCGGTCCATGGCCCGCTTCATGAGCTTCGGCAGGTTTGCCGCAGCGACGTTCTCGTTGGTGAGATCGGAGACGTCGATGTTGGCGATGCGGACTGCGTACCGCCAGTCCTTGACCACCACACCGCACTTCCACTGGAAGCGGTCCTGGTAGGCGCGCATCCGGGAGCCGGCCACGCCGGCCGCGGTCTCCACGGTGACGATGCCGAGATCCTCGTGGATGAGGCCCGCCTCGGAATCCTTCGGGAAGATCCCATGGACGGTGTTCTCGCCCCACACGATGAGCCAGATGCTGGCGTTGTCGGAGCCTGTACCTCCGCCGTCGAGGATGTTCTGCGCGTTCGCCGCGCCGCTGATCGCGGCGTAGTGGGCGCCCAGGCCGATGAACTCTTCCGGAGAAGCCGCGGTGCCGTAAAACAGCGTCTGCGCCATCTCCTGGTTCATGGCTTCGATGAACGCCTTCGCCTCGGAGAGCCGGAACGCTCCGACGTCGGGTGCCAGCTTTGCAAGGTCCAGGTCGACTTCGGACCACGCTTCGAGCATCCCGCAGTGCGCGTCGATCTGCGCCTTGGTGGATTTGCTCGTGGCGACGCCCTGGTTCAGGAGCCGCCAATAGACCGCCGGCAGCCCGGTGCGGATCGTGGTGCGCTCCCCGGTGGGGAGGTTGCCCTGCTTGAACAGCATGTCGTCGAGGATCTCGTTGGTCTGCGAGAGCAGTTCGATCACGGCCGCGACCCGGCCGTTCGGATCCAGGCTCTTCGCCCAATCTGCCAGCGTCAGGCAGCCGGCGCCCAATGTTGCCATTGTCTTTCTCCTTTCGGGATGGTGTGCTGAACAGGTGGATCAGGGGGCGTCGAGCGCCCGGAAAAAACGAAAGTTACTTTGTGCCGCCGTACAGCCGCTCGGCGTGAGATTTCTTGGAGACGCCTTCGTCCCCGCCGGCGCGCAGCCTGCCCTCGCTGCGGGCGTTAGCCAGGTCGAAGAAGATCTCCATCAGGTGAGGGTCGTTCGCCATGCTGGACTTCTGGACGGCGTTGTACCTCTTCTCCGACAGTGCGGCGATCTCGCGCTCCACGAGGGCCTTGTTCGCGACGAACTTGTCGCCCCACTGCGTTTCGAGGGCCTTCATCGCTTCCGCAGATTCCTTCTTGCTGGCCTCGAGACCCAACAGAAACTCCTTGGTCTCCAGTTCGACACGAGCCTGCGCCTGTTTTACGGACAGCCCCTCTGCGTGGGCCTTAGCCAGGGTCCTTTCGAGTTCGGCGTTGAGGTACTTCCCGGTCTCCGGGTCCTTCGCCATCTCCGCGAGGGAAGACGGCAGGGTGATCCCGTACTCCGCGGGCGTGGCCGGGACGGCAAAATCCGCGGCCTTCTTCGACAGATCTCGGTAGGCGCCCAGGACGTCGGTCACCGGCTTGTCCTTGTACGGTTCGAACACAGCGGCGTCCGGCTTCAGTGTGTCGGGCAGGCCGGTGAACCACTCCTGGGCAGCGGGAGGAGCGCCCCCAGGGGATCCTCCCGGCCCACCCGTCCCGTCGCCTTCCGCCAGCGTCAACCGCATCAAATGCCTCGGATCTCCGTGCATGGTTTCACCCTCCTCCCGGGTCTGAAAGTTCCATCGCCGCCGCAGTGGCGAGGATGGTCTCGATATCGTCTGCCACGGACCGGCGCCCCTCGTTGAACGCCGTCACGTCGGAGTACCCCGGCACGAACGAAATCCCGCCGTACGACGCCCGAAGATCCGCCAGGACCTTCTTTCCTTCGGGGGTCTTGAAGGTCAGCCGGTAGGCTTCGAGCTTCTCCTTCGTGGCGCCCCGGGTAAGCCGATCGCGCTCCGCAATGATCTCCTGCAGCAGCCGTTGCTGGTTCGTGGAGCCAGACCTCACAGGCCCACCTCGGCCCCGGGAACCATGCGGGTGCGGTCGCCCATGCCGGTGTCGGCGGCGGCCAGCGCCTTCTGAGCGTTGGCGGTCTTGAGCGATTCATCCGCCATGAGGTTGCGCTCCTCGCGCGCCTGCACTGCCTGCGCGGCCTTCGCGCGCGCCGCCCGGCGTTCCGCCACCTGGTCCTTGCCTCTCATGACCTTCGACGGGACGGATCCGCCGGCGGACCGGCTCCACATCGCCTCGTCGAAGTCGATCGTATCGAGCACCTCGGGATCCTCGGACCGCTCGAACACCGAGAGCGTGGCGTCCATCTGGCTATCGATCGCCAGGGTGTCCTGCGACCGCTGCGCGGCCGCCAGGGGTCCCTTGTAGACCACATCGATCGACCGCTCGTCCGGTGGGGCCTGCAGGATCTCGTCGGGAGGCGGGGGGAGGGCGCCGCCGCGGAGCATGAGGCCGAACGCCCGCGTAATCGTAGGATCGAGGAATTCCGCCTTGTGGCGACCGAGCACCCCGGGTCCGAGGACGCGCATCATCAACTGAATCCGGAGGTGCGCTTCCTGAGCGGTCATTTCCTTCTCGGGCAGTTGCAGCAGGCCGGAGTGGAACGCCTCCTTGATCACGTCCCGCATTTTCTCTTCTTCGACTTCGGCCACGTCGAACTTGGCGCCGTTTAAAATCGGCTGGACGGGAGGGTTCATGCCGAGCGCCTTGCCGTTCACGTCGTGGACCGCGCCCGGCAGCCACCGGATGGATCCGGCCAGGCCAACGTCTTTCAGGAGCGGCGGGAAGAGGGCCATCGCAAGGCTCATGAGCTTGTACCGGACCGATTCGTTCAGGGTGCGGACGTCCGGATAGGCGGAATCTCCCCGACCGCGGCCGTAGATCCTCTCGCCGTTTCCGCGGGACCACCGAGGGGTCGGCGCCGGAAACTCGTGAAATCCCTTTTCCTCGAGTAGGGAGCGGCGGTCGGGTTCGAGGTAATAACAGGCGTACGGCATATCCCAGGAGAAGGGCCGCTGGCCGTTCGCGCGCGGAACATTCTTCCTTGGTTCGACGGCCATGAGGACGTTCACCGTGGAATACGGGCGGGTCTTGGCAGCCTGCTTCGTGGTGTCCGACGCGGTATCCGGCCAGTCGTTGACCACGTCGATCGCCGCCATCGACGTCAACCAATAGACCGTGTCGATCCGCCGCTTCCGGTTCTCCGCGCACCATGCATCGCCCAGGGAGATCGCCGTGAACTTCATGCCGCCGAACTTCTGGCCCTCCGTTTCGATCTCGTCCTCCTCGATGAACATGGGCGAGGCCGTCCCGAAGATGATGTTGTCGAGGTACGCCTCCGGGGCCTCCGAGTCCCAATTGCTCATGGCGAACGCCGCCAGCATTCGTTCGGCGCATTCTTCCAGCCAGTCGGCGACGACCTTCAGGTCCATCAGGCCCACGTTTCGGGTCTGCAGGCCGAACCAGGGGAAGGTCGACGCCGTCATGGATCCGTGCATGAAGGACGCGAGGTTCTCAGCCGCGCGTGTCCCGGTGCCGTCGTACTGAAGGTCGGTCAACTTCTGCCCCTCGCGCTTGTTGCCTCGGGTGATGATCCCGCGCTTCCGCGGCATCAGGACCTCGGCGATGCTCTCCCAATGCTGCTCGAAGGGTTGCCGGATCTGCTGTAGCTGCGCGAAGCGGGCGAGGATCTGCTGTGGGTCGCCGGCCATTGGATCAGCTTCCGAGGGTCGACGTGGAGCCGAGGGACGGGTTGACGATCATCGATGCGCCGAAGCCCTTCTTTCGCTTCAGCGCCAGGCGCTCGAGGCCCGCGCGCTTGGACGCCTCGAACTCGGCCTGCTTGGCGGCGGCCTCGGCGGTCGCCTCCGCTTCCGACGCCTTTGCACTCATCTTGTGCTTGTACTCGGGGGACTCGTAGCCCAGCTTGGCTCCTCCGTAGGTGCCAAAGTCGGAAAAGCCACGATAAGCCTTGCCGATCAAGCTGCCCCGTCCGACCAAATCGTCGAGCGGGTTGTGCCTCAAGGAACTCTTGCTGATCCGGAAATCCCCCCTGAAGGGTTTCCACCCCGCCGAGTGCTTCTCCAGGAACTCGTCGATGTGCCGAAGGTTCATCGCAATGCCTCCTTGTCAGGATCTTCTTCCGAATGCGGGCAGCCGTACGCCTTCGACGAATCCGCTCTCTGGCCCGTGGACGTCAGGACGTCCCACCCGCCGCGGGTCGAAGGACATATCCGCGAACTGGCTGCGGGCGGACGCCTTCTTCTGGACCGGGAACGCGAACGTCTCCGCAAACGCATCAGCCAGGTCGGGGGAGTACCCGAGCAGCTTCTTGAAATGCTCCTTCTCCAGCAGCGCGAACTTGTCCCTGCGGAACAGGTACGTGATCGCGCAAAGCTCACGCTGTAGCTCGGGCATATTCGGCAGGCAGCCGCCGCCCTTGACCCACGCCTGCGCCTCGAAGTACATCTCCGCCCGCTTGTTCAGGTAGCGGGTGTCGTACGGCGCCCCGGAGTAGTGGACCGGGATCACGGTGTAATGGGCATCCTGCAGCCCGTCGATCAGGCCCGCGCCGAATCCGCCCGTTGCGTCCACGAGGATCCCGTCAGCGCCCCACGTATCCGACGCCCGGGCGACCATGGCGACCTGCTCCTGGGTCTTGAGGTTGCGCGCGATCTTCGGCCGGAACGCCACGCGCCCCTGCCTTGGGAACATCACGAACCGGTCGTCGCCCTCGCGGGCCACGTCCACACCCAGGACCTTCGGAGCGTCGGAATAGACGTCCGCATCGATCTGGCGCCGCATGGCGGCCGCGCAGTCGTCGGGGCCGAGCAGCGCGTTGATCGACGCCGGCGGGAACCGCCCGAGCACGTTGACCATCACCCACGGGTTTTCCCGGCCGTAGTCGTGGATCTGCTGCCGCGCCCACTCGATGTCGATGCGGGGCGACCGCCCTGGGTCGTCCGGATCCCCGGTGATCTCGATCAGCACCCACAGGTGCCGGTCGGTCGTGCAGGCCCGATAGAGCGGCCCCTCGAGGTGCGTCGGGTTTCCCGCCTGGACGATCTTGAGGAAGTGGCCGGGCTTGCGCGTCGACAGCCCCGCCTCGGCCGTCGCCATGACGGCGTCGGGGATGCCCCCGCTCTCGTCCAGGACGAACAGCAGGAACTCGCTGTGCAGCCCGGCCAGCGTGTTCGCCTGCTGCTGCTTGTCGGCGGTCTTCTGCCACGTCCGGGCGGAGAAGAACCACGTCTCCGGGTGGTGCCGCGAGTAGATCCGCGTCTTGGTCCACTCGAAGGCCGCCTCGAAATACCGCGACCGGCTGCGCCACTTCTGAAGCTCCGGCCAGAGGTTGTCATCAAGGTTGTCGCCGGTGACCGACGTTGCGGCGCCCTTGGGGTGCTCTCCCGGGCGGCCGTAGCAGGCCATGAAGTTCCAGATGCACCAGGCCAGCCCCGTAGTCTTGCCCGGCCCCTTGCAGGCTTTCATGGCGATGCGGGCCTTCTCGGACGACGGGTCGGCGAACGCCACGAGCATTTCCGCCTGCCACGGATCCGGCTCGACGCCGAACTCCTCCTGGACCATGCGGACCGGCTCCGCGCGCCAGCGGGCCGTCCGCTCCGCGGCGTACCGGAGAAGCTCAGGTCGCTGCATCGGGCTTCTTCTCGCCTGCCTTCCAGGACGCCGCCAGCACATCCTCGAGCGAAAGCCTGCCGCTGTGATTGATATCGACCCGATCGATGTAACCGCGATCTTTCGCCTTGCACTTGAGGAAGAAGAAGATCGACGCCTCCTTGCCCCGGCTGATATTCAGCAGGAGCTTGCTCTCGGCGAAGTCCTTCAGGCTCTCGTTGACCTCGTCCCACTCCGCGGCGAACACCAGATCATCGCGGCGCCAGTTATAGGCCGACTGCTTGGCGATTCCGACGGCCTTGGCGGCCTCCGTGGCGTTACCGAACTTGAGCTTCAGCGCCTCGAGGAACTGCGCCTTCTCCTTCGTCCTCCGCTCTTCGATCGCATTCGCCAGTGGTTCCTTCTCGGACAAGTTCCGCGCGCCTCCCTGTGAAGGTTTCCCACCGCTCCACGATCACGTCGACGTAGCGGGGATCAAGCTCGGCCATGCGGCACACCCGCCCCTCCGATTCGCAGGCGATCAGCGTCGACCCGCTGCCGCCGAACGGGTCCAGGACCAGGTCGCCCGGCTTGCTGCTGTTGACGATCGCGCGAGACACCAACTCGACCGGCTTCATGGTCGGATGCTCGACGCTGCGCTTCGGCCGCGGGATCTCCCACACGGTGTCCTGGGTGCGGTCCGAGCACCATCGGTGTGCGCCCCCGGGCTTCCAGCCGTAGAGGATCGGCTCGTGGCGCCAGTGGTAGTCCTGCCGGCCCATGACGAACGAATCCTTCACCCACACGATTGCCTGCTTGAACAGCCAGCCGGCGTCGGTGAGCGCCCCACGGAAGTTATAGCCCTCGGTGTCGGCGTGGCAGACGTAGATCGGAGCGCCCTCGCGGGCGTTGGCGAACAGGACCTGGAACGCCGCCAGGAGGAACGCCCGGAAGCGGCGCCCGTCCATCGTGTCGTTGACGATCTTCAGGGCGTCGGCTGTCTTGCCGGTGTAGTCGACGTTGTACGGCGGATCCGTGAACACCAGGTCGGCCCGCCGGCTGTCCATCAGCCGGGCGACGTCCCGCAGGCTCGTAGCGTCCCCGCACAGCACCCGATGCGCCCCCAGGGCGAACAGGTCCCCGGGACGGGCCACGGCCTGCGTCGGAAGGGGTGGAGGCTCGTCACCATCTCCGCCTCCCCCCGGCCCGGCAAACGTGATCCGCTGTAGCTCGCGCTCGTCGAATCCGGTGAACTCGAGCGGGAACTGAACGGCCTCGAGGCCCCGTAGCTCCTCGGCCAGCCGCTCCATGTCCCACTCGGCTTCCTCGTTCGAGCGGTTGTCCATGATGCGGTACGCCCGGCACTGCTCGGGCGAGAGGTTCTCGGCCACGTGGACCGGAACCTCGACCAGCCCCAGGGAGCGGGCCGCCTTGAGGCGCGTGTCGCCCACGACGACGACCATTTCACGGTCGACCACGATCGGCTGCTGAAAGCCGAACTCCTTGATCGATGCGGCGACCTTCTCGACCGCCTGGTCGTTCTTCCGTGGGTTCTGTGGGTACGGGATGACGCGGTCGATCGGGACCACTTTGATCTGCATTCCGCCCCCTGAAATGCGAAAGGCCCCGGGGGAAACCCCGAGGCCCTTCGACAGCACTCTCATTCTGGCGGTAAAAATAAGCCCAACGCTTATTTCATGTCAAGGGAAATCTTTCTCCCGTCCTACAGCCGTGCCGACATTCGGGAAATTCACCGTGAAGATTTCGATTGCACGTTTCAGGGGGGCTATCGAGCAGCCCGCGCCAGCACAGTTCCCGGGCAAACCGGGCGAGCGTACGGTACGCCCTGCCGCGCTCACGACCAGGGAACTCCTCCAGGGGTTGGTGCTCGATGAATAGCCGGGTGAGGTATCGGTATCGGTCCAGGCGTTCGAACAGGATCATCACCGTTTCGGGATCCCGGTCGTCGTCCGGCTCAGGCCGTACGGAGCCACGCGTCGGGCTGACGTGGATGTAGCGCCACTTGTCGGCCGTAGAGGCGCCCTTGGGTGCCTGATCGGGAAACGGCGCCGCCTTCGCCGCGCGACACCGCTCCCGCCAGCGCACCATCGCCCACACGGCGTGGCCGGCGGAACGGTACAAGTCAGCAGATCTTCAGGTCGGGACTGGAGCGCGGACGGTACATCGCCTGGAAGAACCCAATCGCGGACTGCTGCGTGATCGGGTGGACGACCTGCATCATCGTCGGGCCGCCGGCCGGCTCATACCCCTTCTCCATGAGGCCGCAGCACACTGATTCAAACTCCGCCTGGCCCACGACGCGAACAATGCGGTACGGCTTCAGGTCGCCTGGCATGGCCCCTCCGTCGCTGGCAGATCCGGCGCCAGGAACCGCGCGACGTCCGCCATGCTGTTGATGTTAACGCCCCGCCGGCGGAGGTTCCGGAATACGCACGTGCAGAGCACGGCGGCGTGGGTCACCGGCCGGTAGCCGAGGACCCCCCGCCCGTGGCACTTCACGTGGCCGCGCTTCGCCAGCGCCTCGACCTTCGCCGCGGAGATGGTGCT